AGTCTGCTTTGATGTTCTCAATCAGGGTGGTCATTTCGTTGTTCATGTCGTCTTTCCTTTTCTCAGTGTATAACTAACTATACCATACGGATTCGGATATGTCAACAAAAAAATGACCTATTTTGAAAGTTTTTTTAGTCAGGGAATGATGCGGCTTTAGATGACTGTGGATACTTTACCTCTTCAACCATGTACTCATCTGTCCAGTTGAATGCGGTCTTTACCACGTTTGCAGATAGTCCCTTGTAGACCTGATGCAACTTCTTGTCCTTTGCAGCAATAAGCAGTTTTGCTTCATCCTCATGAAGACTCTCAAGCATCTGGACAAACATCGCCTCTCTCTTGTTCTGAGTAATCTGTGGATTACCACCCTTAATGAAGTGATACAACTTTCGTGATTCATGTGCAAGCACATTATGCTCTGTACCTTCGGGTGCATCATTTTTTGTGTATGGAACGTCACCCTCTGGAAGTTCCCACTCAATTTTAGGGTCAAATGATGATTTGATAATCATACGAAGAGAGTCATTGTTATACTTGCGTAGATGTTCAATCTTCTCATTCTTGGTTTTCAACTTTGCGACCTTATTCAGAACCTCTGAAAACAGGGGTGTATATGTATCATATGCCATTTTAAAATTCTCCTATGGATTCAACGAGGTTGCGTAACCTCTTTTGTGTAAAGTAATTTAGTAGTTTGCTACGGTCACCTTCTGGTGCATCACGGAACTCTTCCAGAATTTTGATGAAGAGTTCATCTGGTGATTTGGTTAGATCAATCAGAGTTTCATTCCTCTGAAAGTTTCTCTTGACCTCATCATTGGGAAGGTCACCATCAATGAAAGATGTAATCTTCTTCTTGCTCAGTGGCTTCTGACGTATACCATCAACAAAGGTATTATCTGGTGACAGCACGTTAGGGACACCATCACTGGAGTCACCCTTCATAACGTGTTCTTTTAGATATTCCTCTGGGTCAACACCATTCACATACTTCTTGGTGATGGGACTGTATTGTGTCACATTCTTGAACTTCTGCAACTGAATGAAGTCCTTGTCACCAGAAAGAATCAATGTCTTACCGTTATCGAATTCCAACTCACCACACAGTGCGGCAATAATATCATCTGCCTCTGCACCGTATACCTCAAGGAACTTATATGGGAAGAATTCTTTCAATTCTGCCTTGATGGTATTCAGACACTCAAAGATGGCATCCCAATTCAGATTGGAATCATCCCGTGTCTTCTTACGATTGCGTTTGTAATTTGGGAAGTAGTCTCTACGCCAGTAGTGCTTCGAGTCGTAACAGAGAACCAGTTCTCCATACTCTTCGCGAAACATCGTGCGATACATGCGAACTGAATTGAGGATCATGTGACGAACCATATCAATCTCTGGTTCGATCTTCTTATTCATATTCAAGTGCATCATCACACTGGCCAGACTAATCTGGTTCATATCAACTAAAATCATAATTATTCTTTCATTCTATTTATAATGGTCGCATTGAAACTCATCATGCGTCTTTCACCTTCGACAGAGAACGGGTATACAAAGTGTTTCAACCATGAAGGAAACACAAGGAACTTACCAACCTCAGGCTTGAACTTTAGATTGTCACTGCGAAAGTTCTGGTTCTCACCAAACGCAAATTCGATAAGACCCTTTGCTGGATAATGGTCCTTGAAATCTTCATCCCATTCTTCTGTCATACCCTCTGGAACCTTTAGATAAATTGCAGCAGAGAAATCTCCATTGTGGTGGTGAATAGGATTAAAGTCACCCGCATACTGACTGACCACCCAACTCTGTGTCAGGTGGATATTGTCTAGAGATGGTTTTACTCCTGCACCCACTATTCTATTATAACTATGTGCGCGGTTTTTGTCAACCATATAATTCAAATAATCTAGGCATCCCTGTTTCATTGTGCGAAACAGGTAGTCACGGTCAGACTTATCCTTGACGGGAATTTGAATTTCCTTGTTGACCTTACCCACAAGTCTATCAGAGAAGTCCCATTGCTTACTCTTCTCCTCATCTGCAAGAACCTCATCAGCAACAGTGTTTACAATGTCAATGAAACGATCTGATACTGTAGTCTCTAGAATAGCCGGACTATATGGTTCATGGAACTTCTGGGTCATCCTCATCTCCTCTTAACATATAAACCATCTCATTCAGTTTATCCATTCGAATAACTGTTCGATGTGAGTTATCCATTTCAACAGTCGTCTCTGTGAATGTATCGACAAACTCATGGAGCTGATATTCAAGACCAGCGTCACGATATAGAAGTGACTTCACAAGTTCAATGACTAGGGAAAGGTCACGAGAAAAATTTCGTTCTGTGATATCTACATCATTATCACTCATCATATGAATCATATCCATCACAAGTTTAGATGCTAGTTCTTCACAGAACTCCATCTCCTCTTGACGAAGAAGCTCTTCTTCATTTGGAAGGACGACTTTTCTTTTTCGCCACGGTCCTTTTATTACGTTGCCCTCGTTTGGGTTTTGGTTCTCCGTCATCTTCTACAACGATCCCTCTTTCTTCATTATGCATTTCTTGTGTGTAAACCTGTCCCAATAAGGGATAGTATGTTCCAACATCGAACTTTGGTTCATCCTTCTTAGGTCCATACCAGTAATACGCTTGTGCGATACAACGATTTTTAATTCTATGTTCTTGATACTCTCCATAGAAATTATCTATCCAATCTCCAGTGCGAAGGTATGCCTGCATATTACTTATATAACCTTCATGGATTTTGAGTTGTGCCTCTGCACCCTTGTCTTTTTGACGAACCTGTTGTCTTGCAGACTTGGCCAAGTCCTGTTGAGTCTTAATCCACTTCTTGACTTTTGCAGGACTCAATCCGTGTTCGTCTGGTAGATTACGAAGACTCTCATGAATACTCGACTTACCATAATCAGGGTTCTTTGCTGCTCTTGCTTCTCTTGCCTTTGCAAGACGTTCTGATGCAGCGGCCTTCTGTTCCTCAGTCATGGGTTTGCGAGGTTTACGTTTCTTCGGTGCAGTCCACCCACTATTGTCAGTCTTGACAGTTACCTTTTTTCTAGGCATGGATTAGTATCCCTGTTCTTCCATTCGTTTCTTTAGGTCACGTTCTGAACGACGTTTTGCGGCAGCCTTTGCCTTACGACGCTTAGTTCCTTTCGACTCATAGTACTCACGTTGTCGTATTTCATTGAAGAAACCATCTTCTGTTAGTTTCTTCTTCAGAATACGCATCGCCTTATCGACGTTGTTGTTACGAACTTCAATTCTCACTTTTGTCTCCCTCTCTAGAGTAATATACATTCTTTAGTTCAAATAAGTCAATGCACTTTTGGCATCCACTACAAGGTTTCGACAAACCAGTAATCCATTTACGATTTGTCTTGTTTCTCTTTGCCCTCACAATATATAGTTCACACTTTGACAGGTCGTCAACATCGACAGACTTGAGTGCATTCTTGATTGCATGGACTTCTGCATGAAAGAAGACAGCATGATTGTTCTTACAGAACTGAGCCTGAAAGGGATGTGTCTTCTTATGATTATATCCGTAGGAAATGACTTTACCCTTGCGTACCACGGCGGCAGCAATTCTTGCACCACGGACAGGTTCTACTGACTGTGCAAGTCGAAAAGTCTCATCAAAGATTTCAGCCTTCACCCTCGCCTCACCAGCCAGGAGCAGAGTAGTCTCTGTCTTTCTTATAAACAGCAAACCCATCTAGTCCGTATGATGGGCAAACCATGATCTTCTCTGGCAAACCCATGTCATCCTTTTCACCTGCTTCACCACAGATAAAAAACACACCAGTCTTTTCAGACATTGCATGTTTCAGAATAGTCTCGTATTTCTCAACCTTTTTGCGAAGAAGCAGTACTTCGGATTTAAGGCGGCGAGCCTCGACTTCATAGTAATCCATCATATCAGGCATTTATTCAACCTCACTCATCTACCTCTCGCTCCCAAAAACGACAATAAAAATGATCACCGTATGAATCTATTTCATGCTGCGGATAACCATTCTCAACAAGCCATTTATTTGTATCCTTGATATCTTGTGGCAATTCTTTTGGAAAGCCATACTTCCAACCAGAAGGTGGATCAATCACTAAAATCTTCATCCTCGCCTCATCTTTGCAACTTCTTCAGCAGACTTCTTGTTACGAATTGGCACTGCATTGGATTTATGCATCTGTGCGATACCAATGATCTCTGTGCCGGTATAGACCTTCTCTTCTTTCTTTGCCATTGATGGATCATAGAAAACTTGGTCGGAGCGAGAGGATTCGAACCTCTGATCTCCACATCCCAAATGTGGCGGATTACCAGACTTTCCTACGCTCCGTTTATTGGCGCTCTCGACAGGACTCGAACCTGTGACCCACGGTTTAGAAGACCGTTGCTCTACTCCAGCTGAGCTACGAGAGCCTACCCCCATGCGATTAAGGAACTTCTCGTGTTCCTTCTCTGCAGCAATCAGGGACTTAGATTTCTTAGATTTCTTACGCTTCTTCGTATTCGTAGTCGAATAGTAAGAAGGCAACATATGCATTCCACTCATATGAATAACAATATACTAGTTGGAGGGATTTGTCAAGATACTTTGTTAGTCTCGTTAACACTCTTAGCAATGATGTCAGAAATTAGGATAAGTTCCTTCTCACCATTCTCATCAGTCTTGGTCCAAATGTAACCTTCCTTCTCTAAATTAGAGAGTAGGGCTTCAATCACATCAGTCAAGTCGTTGCGTGTTGACCAGCGACCAGCATAGTATGCTCCAGCAATACATGCAACTGCGATTAGTGTGTGAGTTAGTACGTCCATAAGTAACCTCTATCCGATTCTACATACTCAATATACACTATTTAGAGGGGTTTGTCAAGGACTTTATGAAGATTACTTCGTGGTAGCAATAAACACACCGTTCCAATCTTTCTCTAGTGGTTGGGTCTTCATGAA